TGCCCGAGAAATGCCCCGCTACAAGTGCCACAAGGAAGTGTGGGCGCTGAAGATCAAGGAAATCCGGCAGGCGCCGGCAGAAGGCGAGAGCCAGTTTCCGGGAGGTGACTGGATGCTGGTCCCCGAGGACGAGGGCTATGCGCCTTTCCGCGTGGGCCACACGGACTTCGTTCTGAAGCACAAGCCGCAGGTTGGCGGCTACTACGTCGTCTACGAGGACGGCTATGCGTCTTTCTCCCCGGCCGCGGCTTTCGAGTCCGGCTACACCCTGATCGCCTAACCACCAACGAAACGAGGAGGGGCAAGATGCCCAAACTGCTGAGTCAACTGCTGGCCCGTCGCGGCTACATGAACCCGGAGCCCGGCGTCGAGGGCGGCGGCGCCGCTGACACGCCGCCCGTGGAGCCCAGCGCCGACCTGCTGGAAGAACACGGCATGACGGCCGAGGAGTTCAAGGCCCTGCCGGCACACGAGCAGGCCGCCCTGGCGGCCGACACCAGCGACAGCGACGACCTGACCGGCGAGGACATGCAGCGCGCCAGCGACGCCCCCGCGCCCACGCCGGCGCCGAGCCCCGCACCGAGCCCTGCGCCCACGCCGGCACCCGCACCGGCTGCCGCGGCCCCCAATCCGGAACCGGGTTCCGGGTCCGAGCCGGCCGCCACGCCCGCACCGACCCCGGCGCCCGCCCCCGCGCAGACCTGGCGCGCCGTGGTCGACGAGTCGCTGGCGCTGAACCTGCCCGAGGTGGCCCTGCCGCCCGCGCCGGCCCCGCGCCTGACCAAGGAGGACATCGCCGCGCGCGACGCCGCCAAGGCCGAGATCGACAAGCTCGAGGCGCAGTTCGACGAGGGCGAGCTGACCGCCGCGCAGTTCCGCGAGCAGCGCGCCGTGCACGAGAAGAAGATCGAGGAGGTGCGCACCCGCGAGGCGGCCGACCTGGCGCGCCAGGAGATGTACCGCGACGCGGTGGATGGTGCCTTCGGTCAAGCCGTGAACGCTTCGCTGGACCAGGCCAAGGCCGCCGGCCTGGACTACCGCGCGCCCGAGAACAAGGACAAGCTCGCGGAGCTGGATCGCCGCACCTCCCACTACGCCCAGGCCGCGCAACTGATGTTCCCCGGCAAGCCCGGCCACTGGTATGACCGCTGGGGCCTGGATCGTGCGCATCAGGAGGTGGCCGCCAAGTACGGCATCACCCTCGGCAAGGCGCCCGCACCCGGCCCGGCCGCTGGTCCTGCACCCAGCCCGGCGCCGGCCGCGCGCCAGGCGCCGGACCTGTCCAAGCTGCCGCCGACCACGCGCAACGCGCCCAACGCCGCCGACCCGGCCATCGGTGGCGGCGAGTTCTCGCACTTGGACAGCCTCACCGGCGCGGACCTCGAGCGAGCCCTGGCGCGTCTGACGCCCGAGCAGATGGACCGCTACCTGTCGTGACCATGGGCGCTGTAGCTCAACCGCAACAGATGGCTTCCCTCACGCGCACTTTGCGCGTAGGCGACGAGCTTTCTTTGGACAATGGGCGCGTCGTCGTTCGGGTGGAGGACATCGACCGGAAACGGTCAACGGTGAACTTCCGCATCGACCGCGAACTCGTGGTGGACAAGCCACCCAAGAAGCCGCCGGGATAGGCCCGGAGGCGGACCAGAGCGCAAGAGGCTGCTCGCTAACCCTGCAACAGGAGCAGCCTCATGACGACCTTCATCGGTGTCAACGACCCGCAAGCGGTCAAGAAGTGGGCCACGTCGATGGCCGTTTCGATCAGCAAGGAAAGCTGGTTCACCTCCCGCATGGTGGGCATGGGCAGCGAAGCCCGCACGCCCATCCAGCAAATCGACGACCTCGAGTCGGGCGCCGGCGACGAGGTGACGGTCGACCTGCTCATGCCCATGTCCATGGAGCCGCGCGTGGGCAACCAGACCCTGGACGGCCACGAGCAGGACATGAAGTACTACACCGACAAGCTGCGCATCGACCAGCTTCGCGGTGGCGTCAACGCGGGCGACCGCATGACGCAAAAGCGCACCCTGCGCAACCTGCGCAAGGAAGCCAAGCGCGTGATGAAGGACTGGTGGGTTCGTCTGATGGACGAGCTGTACTTCATCTACCTGTCCGGCTCCGTGGGCGCTGGCCTGTCGACCAAGCTGCTGTCCTCGACCAACCCGTTCTTCAACGTGAACTCGCTGACCGCTCCGGACAGCCAGCACTTGATGTACGGCGGCACGGCCACCTCCAAGGCGTCGATCACCTCCAGCGACGGCATGAGCCTGCGCCTGATCGACCGCGCCGTGGCCAAGGCCGAGACGATGGGCGCCGACGGCTCCGACGAGCTGTCGATGGTCAAGACCAACGTGGACGGCTCCGAGAGCTACGTGGCCGTGATGCACACGTTCCAGTTCGACGCCATGAAGTCCTCGACCTCGACGGGCCAGTGGCTGGACATCCAGAAGGCGGCTGCCGCGGCCCAGGGCCAGAGCAACCCGATCTTCAAGGGCAACGTGGGCGAGTACAACGGCACGGTGATGCACAAGCACCGCAACGTGATCCGCTTCTCGGACTACGGCGCCGGTGCCAACCTGCCCGCCGCGCGCGCGCTGTTCCTGGGCGCCCAGGCCGGCATCGTGGCCTACGGCGACAACGGCTCGGGCGTGCGCTACAAGTGGACCGAAGTGGTGCGCGACCACGAGAACCAGGTGGCCATCGGCTCCTACGCCGTCATGGGCATGAAGAAGTCCACCTACAAGAGCAAGGACGGCACCGTGACGCGCGACTTCGGCGTGATGGCGCTGGACACCTACTGCGTCGACCCGGCCTGATGACGGCGGTGGACCCGGAACCCGGTTCCGGGTCTGCCATCGCAGAACCACCCCAGCAACCCCGAGGAGTCACCATGAAATCCCTCCGTACCGCCTTCCTGGCGATCGCCGTCGGCGCCCTGGCGCTGGCCTCCACCGCCCTCGACAAGGCCAAGAGCTTCGGCTCGGCCGTCGCCGAGGACATCAACGCCGCCGTCACCGGCTTCCTGCAGGGCGCGGGCCTCATCGCGGCCGTCGTCACGCAGGCGGACACCTACACCGGCAAGTACCCGGTGCTGCTGGCGCCCCCGCGCTCGGACGTGCTGGAAGTGGTCATCCCGTTCGTGCTGCCGGCCGCCAACGTGGCCAACGGCGACGTGCTGGCCCTGTGCAAGGTGCCCGCCGGCGTGAGGATCGTCGACTGGATGATCTACACCGACGACGCGGACAGCAACGGCACGCCGACCATCGCCTACTCGCTGGGCACGCTGAACTCCGCTTCGGCCCCCACGGCGCTGACCACGACCTACAAGTCGGGCATCACCACGGCGCAGAGCGCGGGCGTGCAGCGATGCGACACGACCACCGCGCAACTGGAAACCACGGCCGCCGAACGCCCGGTGGGCCTGCTGTTCACCGCCGCGGCCGCGACCTACGTGGCCGGCAAGACCGGCGCGCTGGTGCTCAAGCTGTCCGACGCGTAAACTCAGCAGTACGCTGACCAGAAGGGGCTGCCTACACATGTGCAGCCCCTTCGCATAAGCGCACCGCCAACACCAACCCGAGGAGCAACCCATGGCGACGACCAAGGCCACCAAATCCGCAGGCTTTCAGCCGACCCTCGTGCATGCGTACCGCCGCAAGCCGCACATGGTCCCCGGCCCGAACGGCGTGGAGGTCGAGCAGGAGGTGGAAGTCGTGTTCGATGGCGAGCGCGTCAAGTTCAAGTCCAACGCCGAGGGCCACGTGGTCGGCCTGGTCAGCAAGGAGCCGACGTTCCTGCGCCTGACCAAGGAAATCCCCGAGGCGTACATCGCCTACCAGGGCGGCGAGAACGTGCCGGCCGCCCCGCCGCCGGCCGCGCCGAGCAAGCCCGCTGGCGTGTTCGTGCTCCAGTCCGGCGACGGCGAATTCAAGGTGCTGGACGACCTGAGCGACGAGGAGCTGCGCGCCTTCGCCACCGAGGCCGGCGTCGAGGACGATGCCCTGCCCAAGGTGCTGGTGGCTGACGACCTGCGCCGCGCCATCTACAACCTGCTCACCGCCGGCCAGTAATCCCGCGGGCCTCGCGCCCGCTTCCCCCGAGGAGGGTAGATGCGCACCTGGGACGTGTTCTTTCCTGACGTGCTGCCCGATGTCCTCGGGTGCCCGGAACCGACGATCGAGCGGCACCTCCAGCGTGCCGCCGTTCGCTTTTGCGCCGAGTCGCGCTGCTGGCGCGAGGACCTCGACCGCATCACCACCCGCGCCGGCCGCGCCACCTACGACCTGCCCTGGCCCGACCAGGCCGAGGGCGTCGAGCTCATTGGCGCCGCGCTGGACGGCCGCGACATCGGCCTGGAGGTCACGGACGGCACCACCATTGCCGACCGGCGCGCCGGCAACACCGGGCGCGACCGCGTGCTGTCCGATGACGGCCTCGTGACCATCACCGTCATGCCCACGCCCGGCGAGGGCCAGGAGTTGCGCTTGGCGGCCATCCTGCGCCCGACCGAGGCCGCCACGGGCCTGCCCGATCGCATCGCCGACCGCTACCGCACGGCCATCGCCGCCGGCGCGCTGTCGACGCTGCTGATCCTGAACAAGGCCGCTTGGGCGAAC